GGGGCCGCCGTACAGGCTGACGTTGAGGGCGCGGCCGCCCTCGATGAGGCTGACCACGCGCGCGATCGCGGTCGGGGACCTGTCCGACCCATAGCGGGGAGGAAGATCGTCTGGTGTCGTCGAGATCAGGTCCATCACGGGACTGCTCACACGCTCACCTCCACGTCGGTCTTTTGCGTGCCCTTGTAGGTGAGGGGCACCTCGTATGCGGAGACGGTCCCCCACATCGTTTTCGTGGACGCAGCGTCCACGGGCCGCGTCGCGATCTCGACGTGTGCATCCAGGCGGATGCGTGGGTCCGGGGCGTGCTGGACGGGGACCTTGATCTTCTTCCTGACCGAGTCTGCGAGCATGGCCTCGGCTGTACGCTTAGCCTGCTCGTAGCTCGTAATCAGCGGAGATGAGAAAAAGCGCGGCACGGTGCCATATGGGCCGCCGACCCGCATCGGCCCCGTCAGCTGATCGGCGATCGCCTGGAACGAGGGCGCACCCTCGTCAGAGGTCTGCTGCCCCCTAGCGACCACGCGGTTGTAGACCTTGTCTCGGCTCACCGAGGCCGCCACACCGACGACCGTGCCGTCCTCCCCATCCGAGAGACGCAGCGCCGGCCGCGAGGTCGGCGGCGAAGTCGGCGGCGACAGATACATGATTCCGTCACCACCCTCACGCACTGTCGCAGGCCAGGCTTTCGCGATCTCGTAGACCGCATCGATGCGGCTCTCGCCCCAGGACATTGACGGGCATGGCCTGTCTCCGAGCGCCGGATCAATGATCACGCCGATGCGCGCGCCGACCAGGCGTCGCAGCTCTGACGCGAGCGTGCCCGCCGGGTCCGGTGCCATCGGCTCCGTCAGCCTGTCCTCCTCGAGGCGCTGCATCAGGCTCTTGCCCGTCACCCTGACAGTGGACGGTCCCGGCTCCACCGACGTGATGAGGAACCTCCCCATCGGGATCGTCCACCAGCCCGCGCCGACGAGCGAACCGACCGTCATACTCACGTGCAGGACTTGCCCGTAGCAGCCGAGCGGGTGGTCTGGGTCTACGGGGTCCCAGTCTCGCCAGTCCTGCCCCTGCGCGGCACCCACACGCGGGACCGTCAGGGACAGGGTGCCCTGCACCTGCTGGCCAGCATCCCACGACACCGACCCGTCCTCGACGGGGACCTCTCCCAGGTACTGCGACCCCAGCCATGACTCCACGGTGGCAGAAACCGTGTAGCCGGACGTCAACAGGTCTGCGGGAATCTCCTCGGCTCCGGTCGGGATGCTCATGCGTCCTCCTGCCAGACGGTCCTGTCGAACTGATCCCACGGCCACCGACGAGCATCCAAGCCGCTCCACGTCAGCCGTCGCTTATCGAAGTCGTTCCACGTCGACAACGTCAGCGGCGTGTTCGGCTGCGGCAGATCGACGATCGTGCCCTTCAGCTGCCAGATGCGCTCAGCGGCATCGAGGCGAGCTGCGCGCTCCATCGGTGCCGATGTCACCGCGATCAGCGTCACTGGATCGACGTCGCACGTTCCGCGCTTGCACTGGACGCAGTGGCGCGGATTGTGGAAGATCGCGACCGGCGTCGGAGACGCCAGGAGCACCTTCATGGCTGGGGTGTCCTGCAGGTTCGTGCGAGCCGTGAGAGACACTGTGCCGCGCCCCATCGTGGGCGCATACACCACCAAGGGCGTTGCCCGGCCCGGCACTTCATGCTCCGTGAGGCGGAGTTTCAGCTCACGCTGGTCTGTGCCCTGCCACAAGAAGTTCACCGGCTTCAGGCCCGCCGCGTCAGTCATCAACGACAGGCCACCCCACGAGCGGACCACCGGCTCCGACTCGACCGTGACGCCCCTCGACGTCGTCAGCCTGTACCTGATCGGCACGTTGATCGGCGCGAGGGGGTCACCAATAATGCGCTGCAGGCCCTTGCTCTCCCACACCCCGCCGCGAGGAGTCCACGTGAAGCCCGTGTCCGTGACACCCTCGACATAGCAGGATGCCCCGGCGGGGACGGCAGCCGGTGGAATCACAATCTGGACCCTGGGGGCCTGTCCGCCGCCCACAATCGCGACAGGCAGCGACGACATATCGACGTCCGCCTCGACCTCACGCGACGTCGAAACACCGCGTGCGCCGGTCCACTGGTGCGTGAGAGCCCTCGAGGAATAGCCGATGCGGCTCGGCGGGGTGTCTCCGTCGAAGAACTCCCCCGCTGCGGCCTCGATTGCCTCGCCCGGGGTGGGCGCCGCGACGATGAGGACGTCATCGACGTAGACCCAGCCCGGCAGTGTCCCGCGCTCGGCTGACGAGGTCGTGCGGGCCTCGAATCGAAGCCTGACGGCTGTCGCCCCAGATGGAGCTGTGAACGCCCATACGGGGCGAACTCCATCCGCGCTGGCGGCCAACAGCGCCGGAGTCTTCTCTGTGACGCTGCGGCCGCCCACGGTCCACTCCGGGGAGACAGCAACCGCGAGGCCGGGGCTCGTTCGCACGAGCGCCGAGATCGCGACCGTCTGCCCGCCAGCGACAGTGACTGCCGTTGGCGCGGCA